CAGAAACAATGGGCAAGGCAATTGGTTTAGCAAACAGCGAATGGGAAAAAGGTACTGCATTAACAGACGAAGCGAACAAACGCTACGAAACAATGCAATCTAAGCTTCAAATGCTCAAAAACCAACAAACCGATGTAGCTATTGAGTTCGGAGGTCCGCTTTTAGATGCACTTAAAGACGGCTTGGAAGCAGCAAAACCTTGGATAAGTACATTAGCTGATTTGGCTAAGCAATTCAGTTCCATGTCTAGAGAACAACAACAAAACATTATTAAATGGGGATTGATGGCGGCAGCCGTCGGACCTGCAATAAAATTGTTAGGCGGTGGTATTTCTACCATCAGTGGTTTAATTAAAGTCATAGGCGGTCTGTCTAGAGGGATTGGTTTTTTGAGTGGTTCACTCAAATACCTAAAAGATTTTAAGTTTGCAGCTGGAGCAATGAAGGCATTCGCTGGATCAGCTGGAGCAGTTGAAACTGCAGCAGCAGGAGCAGCATCGAATACAGGATTATTATCTGGTGCGTTTGGTGCATTAGCAAACCCAATCGGTGCTCTTGTAGGTGGTACTGCACTTCTTGCAGCAGGTCTCGTTTATTTGGGGAATAAGAAAGATGAAGCCCGAATCAAAACAGAGGAATTCGGCTCGCAGTTAAGCGATACTGCAACTAAAGACTTAAGAGATTTCCAAACAAAAGTAGACGAAACTAGCACGGCAGTAGCTAATTTCGGAACACACGCAGGAGATGCTGAAAAGGTATCTGAATCCTTTAGGAGACTTCATGAAGAGGTAGCAGCAGGCGCCGAAAAAGCCAGTCTGCGTATGGAAGAACTAGCTAAAAAGTGGGGTATTAGTGATGAAGCTATCGCTAATATGAAAGCGAAGAATGAGCAAGTTGTTTCAAATACCGACGCAATGGCTAATCAAGTTAGCGAAATTTACAGACGTCACAATGGAGATGCTAGCAAGTTTTCTCAAGAAGAAAAAGAAATTGTCTTGAATAATCAGAAAGAGATGATTAAAGCTAGAGTTGAAATGATGGAATTGTCGGGCGAACAACAAAAAGCCGCAATCCAAGCCCTGAATGGAGAAATCAATACTCTGAATGAAACTCAGTTGAATCATGCTAAAGACGTTTTGAAGAAGGCTCTTGACGAAGAGAATCAACTATACAAAACACAAAAAGACGAGTTAAAACAACTGTTGGACGGTAAAGTTCTTGACCAAGAAACGTACAATAAGAAGCTTCAAGCTTTGGAAACCAATCACCAGCAGACCATGGAAGCGCTAGGTGTTAAGTATTATCAGGTTATGCAGAATCTTGACGCAAAACTTAAAGCTAGAACTGGCCAAAGCTGGAATTACTGGGAAGAAGCTAAAAAAGTCCTTGAGGAATATGGTCTATCTTATGAAATGATTGGTCAAAAAGCTGCAGAAGCCTCTCAAAAAATGGGCGATTCTCATAGTATCCTAGCTAAATATACTAGTGATATGAGCAAAGAGACAAGAGAAGCGAACGATGCTTGGTCTTTACTCGTTGGTAATATCAACGAAAACGGTAATTTTGAAATCAAATCCAATGTAAAAGAAGTCATTGGAGAGGCTACTAAATCTGCAGAAGGTTGGGAGAAACTGCAGTTCATTGTTAAGAATGCGAACTTAAACTCAAATGCCCGAGTGACAATTGCAGAAGCACTTGTTGAATCAGGCAAATGGTCCGAAATGAGTTTAGAAGAGAAGCAACTCGTTGTCCAAAACCAAGCAGGCTTGCAAGCTATCTTTGATAGTGAATCTCATCTTAAAATTTGGAACAGTATGCCAGCAGAAGTTAAGCAATTATTGTTGGAAAATGCGGATGTGATGAATAAAGCTGAATTAGCTTCACAAGCTCTTCATAACTATGATTCTCTTTCTCCCAAACAAAAGGAACTTTTAGCTACTGACAAGAGCGTTAGAGATGCAGTTACCCGTTCAACTGAAACACTTACAAAATGGGACGCTACAACTCCATTCCCTAAAGATTTAAAATTAAATCCTGAAAATGTCTTAAACAATGGTAAGTTATCGATTGATAAGATTATGGAGTGGAATTTAGCAAAAGCGGATAATAAGGTGTTAAATGCTACGGATAATACTGGTAGTGCTGTCGCAAGTGCGCAAGCTAGCGTTGATTCTGCTAAACAAACTAATCCTATTGGTATCAACGCAACAGATAACACTGCAGGCGCTTCACAATCTGCAAGCGCAAGTGTGAATTCGCCTACGCAATTATCACCAATCGGTATTAATGCAACTGATTTAACAGGGAATCCATCGGCCTCAGCAAGTGCAGCAGTTAATGCTGTTAAACAAAACTTCCCAATCGATATCAATGCCACGAACAAAACTCAAGGCGAAGCGAATGCTGCAAGCAATGCGGTAAATGCAGTTAAGCAAAATAGTCCGATAGATATCAATGCCAATAACAAAACTGGCGGAGTGATTAGCGCTGTCTGGAATGCTATAAGCTCATTACCTGCCTTCAAGTTTATCGATATCATCACACGTCATTTTACTGAACAGCACGCTAAAGGTACCGACAACCACCCAGGCGGTCTTGCTATGGTTAATGACCAACGAGGGACGCTCTATAAAGAGTTGATTACACTACCTGACGGAACTTCATTTATTCCAGATGGTCGTAACGTAACCTTACCTCTACCTCCTGGCACGAAGGTCATGAAGGCTGGTGATACTAGAACATTGATGAATCGTTTAGGTATGCCTAACTATGAAAAAGGTATTGGTTTTGAAGATACCAAACTTTCTCATTTAACACGTCGTATCAGAGATGTCAATGTCAATAATCGTTCAAATGAACTAGCGAAAACAATCTACACAGTTAATAACACGAACAATCAAGATCAAGCTATTGTGAGAGAGTTGGTTGATTTAAAATTTAGTGTAGAAAATTTACTCGGTAAATTGCTAGAAAAAGATTTCAATACGTATCTTGATGGTAAGATGATGGCTGAAAACTCTTATCGTTATCAAGGAAATATCCTAGGAAGGGAGGGATTGTGATGACAAATTATTTAAAAATAAATGATTTTTCAACAACTACATTTAAACATTGTGTAGTTATGGATTTTGGAACAATCCATGCAAGCCCTCGCTTCTCAGAACAGATAAAACTTTACGGAACGAACGGAAGTTACAATATCATCGACGGTGCATTTGAGAATTATGACAGAACTATCCGTATATTCTTTGAACGGTTTGAGGATTTAGCAACGTTTGTCGAAAAGTTTAAACCAGTTGATAATAAACTAGAATTTAGCTACCAACCAGAAGCTATTTTCTATGCTGATTTGCTAGATACGGAAATCACTGTAAGAGGTATGTATGGCTGGGAACTAGCAATTAAGTTAGATATGCAACCGTTCCGTTATCAGAAATCTGTTGAACCTTTAATTTTTACATCAAGTGGAAATATTAACAATCCAGGTTCAGTCTATAGCGAGCCAGTAATCGAGATTGAAGGTGATGGAGATGTTTCTTTGACGATTGGTAAAACGACCATGCACTTGACGATTAGACAGAAAGCTACGATTGATTGTAGGCATAAAAAACAGAATATCTACAATGCTGAGGGTGCTGTTCAAAACACATTGCGAAAACGTGGAGGATTCTTTGAGTTAGCAGTCGGCAATAACGGTCTAGTATTTACTGGAAACATTCGTAAGGTGACTGTGAGGCCGAATTGGAGGTATATCATATGATTTACCTTACCAATGGCAACACGCCTTTGAATGAGGCTTACAATGATGAAATTGTCCATTTGGGGAACAATACCTATCAACTGACCTTTCGTTTTCCTACATCGGATACCAAGTGGGAATTGCTGAAAGAGGAAACCTTTTTGACATCTGATGACCTGCACGGTGAGCAGGATTTTGTGATTTTTGAAATCGAAAAAGAAAATGGATATGTTCAAGTCTATGCCAACCAAGTTTTTAGCTTATTAAATAATTATGTTGTGAGTGGGATCAATGCTGACAGGGTGACTGGTTCGAGAGCAGTAAGTTTATTAGCTGGTAGTATTACCAGAGAACACCCGTTCTCTTTCTTTTGTGATATCGAAGACAGACACACCTTTAATATTAAAGAAAAGAATGCGATGGAAGTCTTAGCTAAAGATAAGCACTCTATTCTTGGCCAGTGGGGCGGAGATATGGTGCGAAATGGCTACAACTTACGCTTGTTGAAGAATGGCGGTTCAGAGAATGAATCGCTTTTTATGTACAAGAAAAACCTATCTAGCTACCAACATAAGACTTCTACTAAGTCGCTGAAAACTCGGATAACCTTTAAAACAACTGTTAAAGGTGAAGGAGAAAATGCAGTTGACCAAGATTTAAAAGTCGTAATTGATAGCCCTTTGCTTAGCAAGTATAGTCAAATCTATGAAGCTGTTGTTGAGGTTAATGATCAAGACGTCAAAGACCAAGATAGCTTAATCAAGTACGGTAAACAATATTATCGTACCAGCATGTGTGACATGATGGAAGATAGCCTTGAGATTTCGGTTGTAGGCCAGAGTGATGTAGCAGTTCAAATGTTCGATGTGGTAAGTATCTACCATGAAGGTTTTGGGCTTGACGTTCGTAAGAAAATCACGAAATATACCTACTCACCAATGGCTAAAAAGCTGAAATCTATCGGTTTTGGGACGTTCCAGTCTAGTCTAGCTAGTGCAATCGGTGGGATGGTAAATGATGCGGTTCAAGGCGAAAGTCAGAGATTGCATGAGATTTTAAACGAACGTTTAAAAAAAGAAATCGCAAACGCTGATCGTGCATTTGATGCTGAAAATTCAAGACGTGAGAAAGCTATCAAGGACGCGGTAGAGCAGTACAAGGCCAAAGCTGAAGAGTTTGGCGCTAAAATCCATGAAGAAGTGGAGAAAGGCCGTTCTGATTTATTTAAGTCGATTAAGGAAGAATTGCTTCAAGATAAGGATTTCAAAGATAGTAACAAAGATGCTATAGCCGAATTATCCAAAAAGTTGGAACAGGTCAGCGAGACTGCAGGCGTCAATGCTCGTTTAATCGGTGGTGACGGTACTACCCAGTACAATAAGAACCGTTTGAATGGTGGTACTGCTAAAAAAATCAGTTATGGAACGGATTTCGTAGAGGTCGGACATAACGGAGATGGCTTCGAATTAGGTAAGCAGTATGTAATCAGCTGGTCTGGTGTCTGCACACCTTACGGCAAAACAGATGTGACTGTGGTAGTGAATAAGACACCGTTTTACGGTGGACACGTTCATCTTGCGCCTGCTAATACTGTCATGCCTGTTATTGAGAAAGACCTGACCCAGAAAGAGGAGCAGGTCTTGGCAGTTTACTACGGTGCCTATCGTTTAACCTTCTCAGGCGATTGGTATCAGACGCAAGAGCAATCTGTAACGATTGACAACCGAAATTCAAGGATTGAAATCACGCCAGTTTATAAGACGGTTGCAGACGGACAGAATGCTAGATATGAGGGAAGTTGGAGCGAGAGTCCAACTTTTATTTTTGACGGAGGTAAAACATGACGGAAACAATACCCGTAAGGGTTCAACACAAACGCATGTCAGCCAGTGATTGGGCAAGTAGTAGTTTGGTCTTACTTGATGGTGAGTTAGGTGTTGAGAGTGATACTGGTAGGGTCAAGGTTGGTAATGGCCGTGATCGATTCTCGGCATTGCAATACCTAACGGGACCAAAGGGAGACCGTGGCGAGCGTGGTGAGACTGGACCCAGAGGTGCTGACGGTGTTATGCGTTTTGAGGCTTTGACAAGCGAACAAAGAGAAAGTTTGCGAGGGCCGCAAGGGTCAACGGGACAGACTGGCCCACAAGGAAATACTGGTCCAAGAGGTCCCGAAGGTCAGAGAGGCCCTCAGGGTTTGCCTGGACCAACAGGACCACAAGGTCCTAGGGGCGCAGATGGCGTTGTACGTTATGACAGCCCAGAAGCCCAACAAACCTTGGCTGATTATGCTAGAAAGTCTGAAATACCAATTCATCGTATTGCTAAAGGTGATATTTCTGGAGGAGGCGTTGGCGCTAATGGAACAATAAGAACAAGTGACATCATGAACCCAGACGGAATCAAAGTTGGTGATATCATTGAAGATTATTGGAACAGTGCATCAAGTGTGAACCAAGGTTTCTGGAAGGTAACAGCAGTTAATGGCACTAATGTCTCTGTTCAAGGGATTGGTACTAGAGATTTCCCAACGCCTTACAACGATAATGAGGTGAAACGTAGAATTTCAGCTTTGGAAAATCGTCCAGTGAACCCGAGTATCATCAACCAAAACGGTTCGCAGACTCTAAAATACTGGGCAGGAACTGAAGCTCAGTACAATGCGATTGCTAACAAAGATGCAAATACCATCTACGATATCTTCAAGCAGTGAGGTTAGAACATGGATATAACGATTCAAAATGTACGGTCTCCAGCGCTTGAGCACAACGGAAGGTATTATAAGGTATTCCAACCACGGTCACGAGATGAATTACTAAAACTTCATCATATGGGGTGTGTTGGTGATACTGTTCTAACTGATATTCAGATAGAGCAGGGGGATTTCCCAACTAGCTTTGTAGAACCTACAATCACTCAGCGCACCTTATCTGGTCTTTTTAAGGACATGCGAAACATTGAGTTGGAACTCAGAGACCCAAACAGCACTCTCTGGGGAAAAATACAGCAGAACAACCAAGGGGCATTGAGTCAATTCTTTGATAGAGATGTTAAGAGTGCCATAGCTCAGACGGCTAACGAAATCAGGCAAGAAGTACGAAATGCTACTGCTAGTAGCAATGATGCTCTTAGTCAGGTTAAACAGGAATTAACAAGTTCACTCTCGCAGACTGCTACCGCTATTCGTCAAGAGGTGCGTGAAGCAGGAAAAGGTGCGTCAGTATCCGTCACATCAAGCGGTGTTACGATTGGTGCGACTACCTTAACTGGTAAGCAGTTAGCCTCAGTAATTTCGACAAGTCAAGACGGTATTGACCTGATAGCACCTAAAATCCGAGTACAGTCTGACATGATTGTGGACGGGTCTATCACAGGTATTAAGATGGCGGCAGGGTCTGTCACGGCAGAGCATCTCGCTGCTGGAGCAATCTCTGGTGATATAATCATAGTCACAAACGCCTTGATTCGTAATCTAACTGCTCAAGATGGATTTATCGAGAAATTAACATCAAAGGAAATTTTTTCTACTAAAGTATCATCTATTTTGAACAGTTCAACCTTCCTTGAAGCTTATAAAGGTTGGATTGGTGGATTCCAAATTGGTACTCACGATTCAGGCTCTGGTAAGTGGCTCACAGGTAGCAATCATTTCTCAGTAGGTATGGGAAATGGTGAAGGTGGCTCAAAAACTACAGCTCTCTGGGTTAACTGGGGAGACCGCTGGGACAAAGTAGGTGATACTGCCTGGTATGTTAGAAATGATGGTCGTATGTTTTGTTACAACACTGCTGAATTTTGGAATACACCAGTTATTCATGGTGATTTGAGAGTAACAGGTTCGATTTACTACAACAATAGAGATTCTGGTGGTAATGCAGGCTATTGGGTTTCATCTCCGAAATACTCACATATTGAGCCGTCTGGTGGTTCCTTGTATTTATACTATAGCGGTAGTGGTTACGATTGGATTGCAATGAATCAAGATGCGTCCGATAGACGATACAAGAGCAACATCGAGGACAGCAAGGTTTCAGGTCTTGATGTTATCAATAATCTTAAAACGTACAGTTACCGTAAAGAGTACAAGGGTGTAGTCGAAGATATTTCATGCGGTATTATGGCGCAAGACGTACAGAAATACGCACCAGAAGCCTTCTGGGAAAACCCAGACGGTGTATATACCTACAAGGTGTTTGAGTTAGTACCTTATTTAATTAAGGCAATTCAGGAATTAAATCAAAAATTGGAGGCAATCAATGGATAAAGAACAAGCAATCAGCAAGTTAGTCGCTGAATCACTATCTAACCGCTTGACAGAAAGCGGATTGAATTGTGCGTATTTAGAGGCATACTATACGCTGACTTTGGCCGAATTACAGGCTTTTAAAGCGGTGTTGGAATACGACCCAGCATTGAAAGAACTTTTTGAAGAAACGCAAAACAAAATGAAAGAGGTTAATTAAATATGAATTATGAAGTAGCAATCAAGCCTTATTTGAAAGGCGCAGAAAACACAACAGTAGTCGCGATCAAAATGGAAAATAACGGTCGCTATTCTTACGAGCAAGTTGAGCTTCACGGTGACCACACACAAGATAATGAAGCAGCACTCGTTCAAGCGGTATTAGACCATATCCGTACAGAACTTGACCCAACGAGCGCAATCGTGCAAGCGCAGGCGAAATTGCAAGAAGCAGAACAGGAACTGGCTCAAACTAAAGCCAAACAGACAGCTACAGACCAAGAAGTTAAGCATAATAAAGCTGAAACCGACCGCTATGGAAAGATTATCCATGCGGTCGTTTTAAATGCCGTAGCAGGGAAGACAATCGCTTATGGAACTATCTACAAGGAATTGGTTGAACTTATTCCACTTGCTGAGGTCGGAAAACATTACAATGCTCATGACTTGTTCACGATTGAAGATCCAGCGCACGTTGAAGTTGACGGTGAAGGCAAGCGTATTTTGGTTCAGTTGAATAAGGAATTCACGTATAACGGTGAACCAGTCAGCGATTTCGCCCGTAACGGCCGTCTTGAGATGGACGGAACAGGCGCAGCATGGAAGTACGAGCCTAAAGGATAGAGGTATTTTATGGCAGAATTTGAACGTTTAATTGTCCAAATCTTCCTCTCTCTGATTCCTGTTATCGGACTTTATTTCTCAATGAAAGACCGAGCTACCAAGCAAGAGAATCGTCTCACGGTTTTAGAAAAAGACATCGAAAATCTGAACGAATTTAAAAGATCTGCAAATAAGCGACTAGATAACCATGATGAACAAAACAAGGCTATTTTGGTACTTGCAGAACAGGTTAAGTCGTTAGGCGAGGACGTCAGAGAGTTGAAAACGCTGATTCAAAGCAAAACTTAAGAAAGGAGCGCAGAATGGTCTATAATACGACTAATCTAGCTCAATTTGACGGTGGCTATCTGATTAAGCAAGGGGACATCTCTTCCACTTTTGGATTTGAACTACTGGACGAGAATTGCCAAGCGATTACCTCGCTCAATGGACAAGAAGCACTTGTCACATTAACGTTAGGGAATTCGCAATGGTCAAAGACGGTCACGGTAGCCAACTATAGAATAATTTTTAGCATTACGGATATCTTACCAATTGGTAAGTATCGGCTAGAAATAAGCGTAGGTGGGTATGTGTTTCCAAGTGACAAAGAAACCCACATCAAGATAGTAGCTTCAGATAAAGAATTGGTCACAAATGAAATCCATGCTCTTAAGGAGCTGGATATTGCAGAAGAAGTTAAAAAGCAACTTGCAGGAAGAACTGCAGGTAGCGATGGCACAGTGAGTCAGGAAATCCCTGACTTGCTTTTTTATTACAATTTAGGAAAGGTATAAAAATATGGATACAACAAAATTAACAGCATTCGCTCAAGCAGTCGGGGTTGATATCAAAGAGCTAAAACAACTGCTTAATGGTAAGATTGACAATGCGACAGTCACACAACTGATTGAACAAGCTAAGACTGCGGTCAAAAATGAGATTTTGGGCGAGGGTGTATCAGAGGATTTGAACACCCTCAAAGAAATCGCTGAGAAAATCGCTAGCATGAGTGGTGACACTCAAACGGCTGTTGTTCAAAAAATCTCAGAACTTGGTACACGACTTGACAACATTGCTAATCTTGATTTAGTAACGGTCTATAATCAAGCGAAAGCGTGATTGTCATGAGCAATTTAGAGGAATTCGCTCAAGCTGTCGGCCGTGATGTGAAGGTGCTGAATCAAAAACCAAGTCCTCAATTAACTCTAACAGGAAATACCCTCGGCATTGTCGGGGGTAATACTGTTAGCATTCCGCTACCTGAGAACGTAGGCCATGAAATCCGTGGCACAGGCTCACCAGAAGGGCGTATTGTCGCCGAAATCGGGACGACCTATGTAGATGTCAACGTGACCAACGGCGCCCTTAAATGGATTAAAGAGAGTGGAAATGGTAACACTGGCTGGAGGGTTCTGATTGGTGATACTGGTTGGAGAACACTTAATTCTGTATCAAAACTAGGAAACTCAGTTGTTAAGGTGAGACGAATTAACAATACTATTACTTATTTTTTCGGAGGGCTTTCTTGGGGCTGGTTCGGAATTGTGAGACGTGGTGGAAATGGATATGTAGTACAGACCACTGATATTGAAAGGAATTGTAAGATATTAAATGATGGTGGAGTACCAGAAGGATTTAGAACACCTAACTCATTGATAGGACCTATATACAACGACAGAGGTGTACCTTATGGAACGTGGTATATTGGAAACTACAGTGACGCACACCATTTAAGATTTCAATTTTTAAATCCAGTGCCGACAGATAGCGATATCGGCGATATCCGTGTAAGTACTATTTCTTACGTTACAGACGACCCTTGGCCAACAACCTTACCGTGAGGTGATACATGAGAGATAGAGCAAAGATTTTAGTAGGGAACCGTGAAGTCGCTAAGAGGTATATAGGTAGTAGGTTGGTGTGGGAGAAACAGTCGGGACCAGCTTACTTTGAAACTGTTGATAACTCTGTCACATACATAAATAACGGACAGATTTTCATAACAATACCAAAAACAATTACAGATTATACCGAAATAAAGGGTATTCGCATCAATAATAAGGAACCGTTCTTTTTTAAAACAGAACGGTTTAGAAATGAAGTCACATATCAAACATATATTCCTATATCTACAAATGAAAAAGGTTTAAAAGAGTACTTAGGTTTTGCAGAAAGAACTTTCATAAGACAAACCTATGCGTTATATAAATAGAAAGGTAACAACATGATTAACTGGAAACTTAGATTACAAAATAAAGTAACACTCATCGCATTACTCGGAGCAATCTTTTTGATGGCTCAACAATTTGGATTGGAAATTCCGAAGAACATTCAAGATGGTGTGAACTCGTTCGTGTATATTCTTGTATTGTTGGGTGTGGTCAACGACCCAACAACCAGCGGAATCACTGATAGCAAGCAAGCACTTGAATATGAGAATCCGAAGGAGGATTAAGAATGGATATTGATACAAGCAGATTGCGCACAGGATTACCACAGGTCGGTGTACAACCTTATAGACAGGTACACGCTCATTCTACTGGAAATCGTAACTCAACCGCTCAAAATGAAGCAGATTACCATTACAGAAAGGACCCTGTTTTAGGATTCTTCTCTCACGTTGTCGGGAATGGTCGAGTTATGCAAGTAGGACCTGTAAACAACGGAAGTTGGGACGTTGGTGGTGGCTGGAATGCTGAAAGTTATGCAGCAGTTGAACTGATTGAAAGTCATTCAACTGAAGAAGAGTTCATGGAAGATTACCGTCTGTACATCGAATTGTTACGAAATCTAGCAGAAGAAGCTGGTATTCCTGTAACGCTTGATACAGACGACCTTGCAGGTATCAAAACGCATGAATACTGTACGAATAACCAACCTAACAACAACTCAGACCACGTTGACCCTTATCCTTATTTGGCTAAGTGGGGTATCAGCCGTAGCCAATTCAAGCAGGATATTGAAAACGGTCTAAATGTTGAACCAGGCTGGAAACAAAACGACACAGGCTACTGGTACGTTAAAGAAGACGGCTCTTATCCAAAAGAGAAATTTGAGAAAATCAATGATGTCTGGTACTACTTTGATAATTCAGGTTATATGCTTGCTGAACAGTGGAAGAAGCACACAGACGGTAATTGGTACTGGTTCGATAATTCTGGACATATGGCTACAGGTTGGAAGAAAATTGCTGATAAATGGTACTACTTTGACGCAAAGGGCGCCATGCAGACTGGGTGGGTAAAATACAAGGAAACATGGTACTACCTAGATAGCAAGGATGGGAACATGGTATCTAATGCCTTTATCCAGTCAGCAGATAAAAAAGGTTGGTACTATGTCAAAGAAGACGGCACACTGGCAGACAAGCCAGAGTTCACAGTCGAGCCTGAAGGCTTGATTACAGTTAAATAAAAAGAAAGGAAACTTTCTAAATTGTTCTTTCACCGCAGGCTCAGGCTTGCGGTTTTTTTTATTTGTCTGAAATACGCTTGATAATCGCTTGAAATTTCTGGAAAGCCTTTATAGATATAGGGTTATGAGTGTTCTTTTTCGCTTGAATATCTTTATTTTGCTCTGAAATTGACTTGTTGACATCAACAAATAGCTTTATAAAGCGCTTGGTTGCCAATTTTGTTGACGTTAACAAAATTGCTCTGAAAGTACTTTCTAAAATAAAAAAGTTTAAATTTCTTTGTGTTTTTTGTTGACATAAGTCAACAGTAATGATATAATATAATCAAGATAAAGAAAGAAGGAAAAATAAAATGAACACATATAAAGAGCAACTTCAAGAACTTCAACAATTCGCATTTGACATCATCAAAGAATATCCAATCGATAAAGAAGCAGCGAACGTACTAGCTGAACTTGCTAACGCAAATAATCAAGATCGTATCAAGTTCTTCGAATTGAACAAAGGCGAAGATACAAGGAAAGTATTTCACGCTTTGGCATCAAGTGGCTCAATCGCTCAATGGCTTAAAGATTATGATTTAGTAGCATACATCAATGACTAAGAGGTGACTAGATGAAAATTGACACGAAGAAGGTAGAGATGGTCTTAATGGACGAGACCATCCCTGCCAACCTCTTTGAAAAAGAGTTAGGTATTTCACGTTCAGCAGTCACTAGATTGCGAAAAGGAGAGCGTGAGTTTAAAAATTTCACAATCGATACTGCTGAAAAAATTCAAAGATGGATTGACAAAAAATGAAGCTTGATTTGACAGGGAATAAATACGGTCGTCTGACCGTCCTTGGCGACGACGGAACAAGAACAAAAAGTGGCAAAGTTTTGTGGCATTGTCTTTGTGAATGTGGCAATGCAAACTATGTACGTGCTGACCATTTAAAAAATGGCTCAGTTGTCTCTTGCGGTTGTTTGAACAAAGAGAAAAAGCATGAACGATTTAAGGATTTAACGAATACTGAAACGAATAATTTTAAAGTAATTGATAGAGCATACTCAAAGAATCAACGTGTCTACTGGAATTGCATTTGTAAACATTGCGGAAATCATATCGAATTACAAAGCAATCAGATAGAGCGATATTCTAGTTGTGGTTGCAAGCATAATCGCAGTACAAAAGAGCGAATGGCTGAAATCAGTGACCCTGAATCATTAAAGACTAATAAGCCAACTGCTAAAAGTACAACTGGTGTTCGAGGTGTCTATTTCAATAAGCGAAAGAAGAGATATCAAGTATTCATCAATGTAGATAAGAAGCCGAAATATTTAGGAAGCTATGTCTCTTTAGAGGAAGCTGCTAAAATTCGCAGGGAAGCCGAAATCGAATATGGATATAAGCAGGAACCGTGACAATGATCACGGTTTTCTATTTTTGCAAAAACACGCATTTTGAACAATTAGAAACCAAAATTACAATCCTGTTGTTCAAAAAAACGCTTTCTTGAAGAATAGGGAGGGTGTATGGCAGGGTATTATCGTCAAAAACGGTGTTTTGTTAAAAATAAAAACAGTGACCGAAATCACTGCTTATCAGTTGTAGCAAATTCATAAAGCTTTTCCGCTGTGAGAAGTGCCATTTTGTCCATGCTTGTTTTTCCTTTTCTGAGATCAGAAACAGTAGTCCATGGAACTCCAGCACCTTGCGAAATAGCAGATGTAGACATCGAACTGTCTAACAATTCTTGAATAACTTTTCTCATCTTATTTGTCCTTTTTGTTTTTTAGATAAATGTATACATTGATTGCAATTATAAAAATAGCTATTGCACTAACCATTGCTTTTCCTCTTTTCATTTGATAAAATAGAGGTGTGAGGGGCTTTCGCCCCCACCTCTTAGCGTTTACCTTTTTCTTTGGCTGGATTTCGGTTTACGCTTTTTGTTTTGCCTTGCGACCGTTATTGCGGTCATTAGACTTGCGATAGCAGTTACTGTTTCAGGAATATTG